ATGAAGCGCATAAGCTACGCAACTTGGGTGTACGTGCACCATCGCCTATAGATACTCAGTATAACTGGACAGGTGCATACACCCCATTTGACCACCAAAAGAAGACTTCTTCCTTCTTCACCATGAACAAGCGTGCATTCTGTTTCAACGAGCAGGGCACAGGTAAAACGGCCAGTGCAATATGGTCGGCTGACTTCCTGATAAACAAAGGTAAGATCAACCGCGTTCTTGTCATATGCCCCCTGTCAATCATGGACAGCGCATGGAGGGCAGACTTGGCCACCTTTGCACCACATCGCACAGTGGATGTGGCCTATGGCAGTTCAAAGAAACGTGCCAAGATAATTAACCAAGGTGCCGAGTTTGTCATAATAAACTATGACGGTGTGGATATCGTGCTGGACGAAGTGCGCAATGGTGGGTTTGATCTGGTGATTGTGGACGAGGCTACTCACTATAAAAACCCGCAGACAAAACGTTGGAAAACACTACGCAAGATCGTTGATGATGATACATGGCTGTGGATGATGACGGGTACACCCGCTGCCCAGTCACCGCTGGACGCCTATGGTCTAGCCAAGTTGATAAACCCCGATGCAGTGCCACGGTTCTTTAGTTCGTTTCGTGACATGGTGATGCAGCAGCTATCTCAGTTTCGTTGGATGCCAAAGGAAAACGCATCCGATATTGTGTTTAACGCGTTACAGCCAGCTATACGGTTTACCAAAGAAGAATGCCTCGACTTACCAGATATGACCTACGTTAAACGTAAGGTTGAACTGACCAAGCAACAGACAAAATACTATGAGATGTTGCGCAAGCAGTTGGTTATGAAGGTGGGTGATGACGAAATATCCGCCGTAAATGCCGCCGCTACCATGAATAAGTTACTGCAAATATCTGCAGGGGCGGTCTACACTGACGATGGTGGCGCATTAGAGTTCGATATTAAGAACCGCTACAAAGTTCTCAAGGAAGTAATTGATGAGAGCAGTCAGAAGGTGTTGGTGTTCGTACCATTTAAGCACACGATAGATGTCTTGGTGTCAAAGCTACGTGCTGACAAGTTAACAGCAGAGGTGATTCGCGGAGACGTACCTGCGCATGCTCGCACCGACATATTTAAACGCTTCCAAAATGACCCTGACCCCAAGATATTGGTGATACAGCCCCAGTCGGCAGCACATGGTGTGACTTTAACTGCAGCGAACACTGTGGTATGGTGGGGTCCGACTTCTTCTTTGGAGACATACGCACAAGCAAATGCGCGGGTGCATCGTTCAGGGCAGAAACATCCATGTACCGTTGTTCAGTTACAAGGATCGGGTGTAGAAAAACGCGTGTACTCATTACTTGATAAGAGAATAGACGTACACACAAAAATGATAGATTTGTACAAAGAACTGCTTGACTAGAGTAGTATACATAATTAAATAATACTTTGTACAAGGAGGAGTTAAGATGAGCGACTATTCAGACGCACCCGCTGACAAAATGACCAAGGCGTATATAAAAATACGCAACAAACGTGCAGAGTTAAAAGCGGCATTTACCAAAGAAGATGGAGAGTTGGCACACCAGCTTGACATCTTAAAACGTGCGCTTCTCAGCTATTGTGAAAACAACAAGGTTGAGAGCGTGAGAACCGATGAGGGATTATTCTTTCGTTCGCAGCGTACCAAATACTGGACAAGTGATTGGGATGCTATGCACAAGTTTGTTGTAGAGCATGCTGTACCTGAGTTGTTTGATCGCCGTTTAAACCAGACGAACATGAAGCAATTCTTGGAAGAAAATCCTGAGTTAAAACCCGAAGGTTTGAAGATTGACAGCGAGTATGTCATCTCAGTGAGGAAAAAGTAATGACTACACCATTTGTTGCCATTGAAGATTTAGCTAAACATTTAGCCGTATCCGTATCTACTGTACGGGGCTGGGTACGGCAGGGGCATATCCCCGAGAACACTTTTTTGAAGATCAACAACGTATACCGTTTTGACAAACAGGCTGTGTCTGATGCGTTGTTGAAGAAGACCAGCCCAGAACCCGTGCGTTATACCTCGCACGATAACACACAGTACGAGATGGATTTAAATCTCGACGAAGATATATAGGAGAACGATATGGCAGAACCATATGTAATTAAAAATGTAGAAGCACTGTGGCCAAAGTTGGACCGCACTTACGCCTTTGATCAAAAGGTTAACAAGAGCATGCCGTGCGATCCGATGGCACCGAATGCTGAATACTCCATCGAATTGAAGATGGATAGCGAGACCGCCAAAGGTTTGTATATCGCAATGGTCAAAGCCTATACGGCTAACAAAAAGCCAGACTGGCCTGACACACCTTCTAATCCTATGGTCAAACACGACGATGGTACGCGCACCATTAAGTGTATTCTGAAGGGTCAATATAACGGCGAGAAAACACGTAAGCCGTTACAGGTAGACTCCAAGAACAACCCTCTACCGGAGGAGTTTCAGTTGACCACGGGCAGCACAATCAACATTGCTGTAACGTTCTACCCCTACAAATACATGTCAAACGAGCCAAGTGTTTCTGTGCGCATTCGCCAGTTGCAGGTGGTAGAGCTTGCAGATCGTATGGTGCGTAGCGCGTTTGGTGCTATCGAAGGTGGTTATGTTCATAACTCAGAGAGTATGTTTGCCAGCAACATTGTGGATATGCCTCAAAAACAAGAACCAGAGGTAGACATGAGTGGTTTTGACGAGGGTTCTTCCGACCCAGAACCAGAACCAGTGAAAACTCCTGCTAAAAAAGCAGTGGCTGGCGGTGCAACAGACGGTAATCTAGGTGTCATTTTAGATAACTGGGACGATTAAAAACAAGGCGCGGTCTGACAGGGCCGCGCACCCTCTAACATTGGAAGAGAACCGTGGACACCAAACAATTTTTGGGTTCTGTGTTAGGGAGTGAGGGGAACTACTGCCTGTGGTGCTATAACAGCAATAACAAAACCGATATAAAGCAAGAGTTTTATCCATCTATTGATGAGTTAATACAAAGAGCGGATGAACTCGACACAGCAGCATACAATGTTTTCTTTGCCCTCGGCACATTTAAAGAACCAGATAACCGTAAACAAATAAACGTTAACCAGATGAAGTCTTTCTTCATCGACTTGGATTGTGGACCTAGCAAAGAATTTATAGATCAACCTACTGCCTTCGAGGAACTGCGTAGGTTCTGTAAGACTAATAAGTTACCTCGGCCAACGATTGTAAACTCTGGCAACGGGTTGCATGTGTACTGGCCTTTGACTGAAGCCGTAGATGAAAAGACATGGTTTCCAGTTGCGGAGGGTCTAAAGCAGTTATGTATAAAACAAGGCTTCCCAGCAGATCCCTCGCGTACATCTGATGCTGCTAGTATATTACGTGTACCCAACACATATAACTATAAGGGGGATGACCCCAAACCAGTTGGGCTACTACATGGATACTTGGCAGAACCAATAGATTTTTCAGAGTTTGAAGACTGTGTTGGAGGTGCGATACCAGTACCCGATAAGTTTGCTCCCAGTGCCTACCGCGATGCACTTAACGCGCAAACCTCTGGCAGTTTTAAACGTCTGTTGGAGAAGACTGATAATGGTCAGGGCTGCGCACAAATCCAATACATCATAGATAATCAGGACAGCGTGTCTTACGACATGTGGCGTGCGGGTCTATCTATCGCTAAAGTATGCGTCGATGGAGACAAGGCAGCGCGGGTGATGTCTTCCAACCATCCTGAATATGATTTCAACGAAACTGTGCGCAAGATGATGGACACAGGTGGGCCTCAATACTGTAGCACCTTTGCCAAACATAACCCCGATGGCTGCGATGGGTGCCCCAATGCGTTAAGCATAACAACTCCTGCACAGCTAACTAAGATCGTAGAAGAAGCCCCACCCGAGCCAGAGATACCTCAATACCCTGCGCCATACATGCGGGGTAAGAACGGTGGTGTTTACATGCGCACTAAGGATGAAGAGGGTAATCCTATCGAAGTGCCAATTTACCACCATGATTTCTACGTCACGCGTAGGTTGCACGATGTAGAACAGGGAGAAGTGGTGGCATTTGCCCTGCACCTCCCAAGGGATGGTGTTCGGGAGTTTACAGTTCCTTTGATGGCTATCACTTCACGTGAAGAGTTCCGCAAGAATATGGCTATGAAGGGTATAACAACTTACGGAGAAGACTTGGGGAAGTTGATGAAATACGTACAAACATGGGTGAATGAATTGCAGCAGACAGGCGCAGCTAGTGAAGCACACCAACAGTTCGGTTGGGTTAACGATGACACCATGCAGGAGTTCGTGCTAGGTGATAAACTTGTTAAGGCAGACACGGTTGAATACAACCCACCATCTTCTAAAACGGCTGGGTTTGTAGACGCGTTTAAGCCTATGGGATCAGCGGATCGCCAACGGGAAATACTCAGCTTCTTCGATGTAGAGGGTCTTGAGTTGCACCAATTCGTCGTGTGCATGGGGCTGGGGTCTATACTGATGCCGTTGACAGGGTTGTTTAGCTTTGCTGCGCATTTATATGGTGGCTCTGGCGTGGGTAAAACCACTGCGCTTTACTGCAACACAGCTATATGGGGTGACCCTCACTTCT